CCATGCTTGATATGGTAGCTAAAAGTTTGTTAGACATTCTTAAAAGCAAGTCTAATTTTAGCGAGGATAAGATTGAAAGCCTGATGAAAAAAGAGACCAGTTTTGACTCCTCTGAGATGTTAGAAGCGGGTCTTATAGACGAGATTATTAAAACCGAGGTAGTGCTTGACCAAGATGTACATGATTTGAGTGCAAGTGCCCTATATAATATATATAATTCAATTTTAAATGAAAAAGAAAACGAGATGAAAAAAATACAAGAGCATTTTAAGCTTGGATCCGATGCAACTGAGGACGCGATTCTCAACAGTATATCCACACTTGAAACAACTATCTCTAATCATGCTGAAGAGACTTCGGCATCTGAAACAGCTCTGTCTAAAGCTCAGTCTGATTTGGCTGAGTTGCAGACTAAGTACACAGCAATCAATGACTCACTTGCTGAGACCATTGTGGACGCTGCTGTAGAGGCTGGTAAGATAGAGAAAACTAAAAAAGACATTTGGCTGGATGCAGCTAAAAAGGATACTGAGGCTGTGAAAGCTCAGTTAGGTACTTTAAGTACTGTAAGTAATGTGTCAGTGCAAACTGCTGTTGTCAATACTGCGGGAGCAGCTAAGGTTGTGAAACCCGAGGATAACATAATTGACTATGTTAGAAATAACGGTCAGGCATTGATCGATCTACAGGAAAGTGATCCTACTCGATTTGAGGAGATCATGAACCTTTACGAAAATGAAACTTCAAAATTTAAAACTATAAACTAATGGCTGCCGGAGCGGAACTGTTAACAAGACTTTTCCTCGGGGATATTACCGAGGCTTTACGAGCAGATAACTCATACCTTGCTTATTGCAAGCGTGATGATGGGTTCGTAAACAATAACTCAGTGGAGTTACCACATGCGGGAGCTGATCCTGCAATTGTTGTGGATAGATCATCTTTTCCTGCTACTGCGGTACAGAGAACAGATGTGGCCACTAACTATGTGTTAGAGGAATTTAGTACTACACCTACGCACTTACAATTTAGTGAGGCACTGGTTGTGAATTACAATAAGCGTTCATCTATACTTGATGGCCACACTAAGGCTTTAAAGAATAGTATGGGCGACAAAGCGGCTTACAAGTGGGCGTTGACTATTGATAATTTATCTGCTAGTAACGTACCAACAACTGGTACTGCGCGTGCGACTGATGCACCTGGCTCAACTGCTTTACCAAAAGCTTTGACTAAAGCAGATATTTTGGCAGGTAAGTTGATTCAGGATAGAGATAATGTTCCTTCAATGGGCAGGTATCTTCTTATTCCCCCTTCAATGTTAGGCGATATATTGAATCTTGACGAGTTCACTCGTATGGATGCTTATGGCCGTTCTAATATTCCTGATGGTTGGGTAGGTAGAATATTTGGTTACGATGTAATCATGAGGAGTAGAGTTGTAGTGTATGATGCTACTGATGACCCTAAAGATCCTGATGCTGCTACTGCTATTACCGATACTTCTGCTGCTTTAATGTGGCACCCTGACTCAGTTAGAGCTGCTTTAGGCAGTATCCAAATATTTACCGATGCTGGACGGGCAGAATGGTACGGGGATTTATTCTCTACTGCTGTTCGATTTGGCGCAATCGAGGCAAGAAATGATAGCAAAGGTATAGTTGTACTTAGAGAAGATGTCTAAAAGAAGCAGAAGGGGTGGGAATTCACCACAAAGTTCTACGTCAGAGCCGGTTGTTAAAAAACAATCGGTTAAGACACCTTTGGTGAGTTCAGAAGCGGAAGCTCTGCGAATAGTGGAGAATAACTACAAAAACCCCCTGCATTTAGAATACACGGTTTTGGAAAATGGCCATGTGTTTTATGGCATCAATAGAGGCGCAGCGTTAGCGCATGCGAGAAAGTCGAATTTAAAGTTTTTTGACATTAAACTACCTGATGATGGGACTGAGTAAAGTAACTTTTAATGTTGGAAAAGATGGTCTCGGTAGACGAATTCCCAACGAAGATAAGGTAAGTGGTATTGTTTTTTACAATAATACCCCGCCTACAGGATGGGTAACAGTCAATGAGCAATTAGTGTACACCCTTGGCGAAGCTGAAGATAAAGGTTTGACCGAAGCTTCAGCAGGTCATGAGGATGAGTGGTACCATATAAGCGAGTACTTCAGAGCTAATCCTGAAGGTGAAATTTATATTGGGTACTATCCTGTACCTGCTGGTGCATACGATTTTGAGGAGATAACATCCCTGGCTAATTTTGCACAAGGGCGTATCAGGCAAGTAGGAGTTTATGCAAGTGTTCTCACATTTGATTCAGGCGATGTAACTTTGATTCAAGGCATCATCGATGCTTTGGGCGAAGGTACAAAAAGGATGGTGGCTTTATTTGCTGCTAACTGGTCTGCGGTAGTGGATTGGACTGCTGAGACTGATTTGAGAACTTTGAGTGCTCCAAATGTAGCAACTGTGATAGGGCAAGACGGAGGAGCTGCTGGTGCGGCTTTATACGTGTCTACATCACACAGTATAACTTCTTTGGGCAACTGTTTAGGTAACGTGTCTAAATCATCTGTACAGCAAAGTATTGGGTGGCCACGATTTTTTAACTCCTCTAACGGAGTTGAACTTGAGGTGCCTGCTTTGGCTAATGGTGATTTAGTAAGTGCCGTAAGTGATGCACTCTTGGGGGGACTCAAGGATAAAGGGTACACTGTTTTACGTAAGTACGATCCACATATAGCAGGAACTTTCTATGAAAGACAGCCTGGAGCAGTGGTGGCAACAGATGACTTTGCGTATATTGAGTATAGCAGAACAATGAACAAGGCTATCAGGAATGTCAACACAGTGTTGGTACCTGAATTAAATAGTCCTTTGTTACTTGATCCAGATACAGGTACACTATCAGGAGATGTTGTTGGGTATTTTCAAGACCTGTGTAAGCAGCCTCTTGACGATATGGAATCGGACAGCGAAATCAGTGGCAGCGATGTGCTGATTGATCCTGATCAAAATGTTTTGAGTACTTCAACACTAGTGGTAACTATCAAGATACTACCTGTGGGTATTGCAGAATTTATTGAGGTAAATATTGGTTTCACAGTAGAACTATAGAATTATGGCAGTATATGAAAAACCGGCTCTTATTAATGGGGTGGAATACACACATTCTGATATTGTACTTAACATTCTTGGGTTTCCTATTATTGGACTAACTTCAATAGAGTACAGCAATAAGCAGAACATTGCGGGTAATTATGCAACAGGACATCTACCTACTTCAGTAGGGTTTGGGTCTGTAGAAAGCACAGCTACCCTAACTATTACCAAAGTTGAACTGACTAACATGTTACGTTTGGCTCCTATAGGGAGATTGCAGAATATACCCTTCTTTGATATTGGGGTAAACTACATTCCTGAGAGTGGGCTATTTGTTCGTGACAGGTTGTTGAGATGCAGGTTTAAGGGGGTTGATATGTCGAGTGTGACAAACAACACACAGATAGAGATACCTTTGGAAATGTTTGTTGCAGATATTAGATTTTCAGTATAAATTTTAAATAAATTATGAGTAACGAGAGTAAAGAAGTGCAGGGCGACTTTACACTGGAGTTGCCTAAAGATGGGGACGGACCGGAGGTCTGGACTATTCATCTAAAGTCAATCAGTGAGGATATATTTATAGCAGCGCAAAGACTTTTTGAAAAAAGAAAGGACGTGGACGCTATGCGATTTCTAATTAGAAATTTGTCCGTAGGTGGAGACAAGGTTGACGATGTTTGTGATGACTGGAAAGCTATTTACGCTTCTGCTGAACAGATAATGGAGTTATTGCCACAGGCAAGAGCGACATTAAAAAAAAATTCGAGGAAGCGAGGATAGATACTCAGAAGGTCTCAACAGGCATTCAATTAGAAGATGAATCAACCCCTGCTGGAATGGATCAGAGACAGGCGTTGATTCATTTTTATTTAGGTATAGACACTAACGATATTGATGAGACAGCAAGGCTATGGAGCAGGATTGAGTTTGCCCTTGTTTGGGAGGATAAAATCAAGATACAAGAAGTTGTAAAAGGATAGAATGGCTACAAATACTGAAACCACCGTATACGTACTACAGTTAAGAGACAGGTTCACGGGTACTATGAATCGGGTGAATAACTCTATGAACCGATTCAACAACTCCATGGATCGTACAACTAAAAGTCAACAAAGTATTTCACGAGGTTTTGGCATGATGAAAGCAGCAGCAATAAGTTTTGCTGTTTATGGTATTGGGAGAGTGATTGCTTCCACTGTTTCTCTGGCAGCTAAATTTGAGACCACACGTAAAGCATTCAACGTCATGTTGGGCGATAAAGGACTTGGGGGAGATATGATGGCGTGGGCTAAAGAATTTTCAAGAAGTTCTATTATAACATTTGATCAAACAGTGACATCAATAAGAAAATTATTGGCGTATGGTATATCAGGGGACAACGCTAAACCCTTGACTCGTGTGCTATCCGAGATTGCTGCCGGTGTTGGTCAGGACAGGCTACCGTTTTTAACTTTGGCACTTGGCCAGGTTAAAAGTAAGGGCAGATTAATGGGTACAGAGCTTCGACAGTTTAGAGAGCACGGGGTAAACATAATCAGTGAGTTAGCTAAAGGTTTAGGAGTGGGCAATCCTGTTGTTGAACAGATGGTTACAGCGGGGGCAATCAGTTTTGATATGGTTGCAGAAGCTATGATCAGGATGACTAAAGAAGGTGGGATATTTCATGGTATGCTTGGGGAAATGGCCAAGACATTTACGGGGGCATACAACATAATGGAGTCAACACTGTCTATCATAGCTACAGATGCTATGAAGCCATTCATGGATGCGATGACAAACACGTTTACTGGCATAACAGAGATGGCTACATTGTTGGATACAAAGTTAGGTCCCGAGCTAATCAAAGTTGAGAATAGGTTTTTAGACATACTCAGCGCAGTGTTTTCCTTTAATGACCCTGAAGGAGGGTTGTTAGGTGCAGGAAAAGCACTGTTAACGCTTGCTATAACTATATCTGCGAGTGTTGATATAATGGTGCAGACATTTACTTTTTTAAATAGTGCAATAATCGCGACAGCTAAAGACATATACGGGGTATTTAGTAGGGTTTTTTCAGGTGGGAATAAAACCGTAGGCGGCGGTGGAGGCTGGGGCGATACAGATCCTTTTGAGGGCACCACCATGTCTAATCTTATGAGTCTTCGCGGTAAGCAGGG